TGCGTTATAGTTTTGTGTTATTTCATCGGGTGTCAATGCTTTATTGTATGCTCTAATAATATGTAATGTGCCTTGTGCATATCCATTTCCGTACATTAATCTCATAGCTACTGCGTTATCCGAATTATTGGTCCCTGGATTAGTCGAAGTAGCTGTAGTTATAAAAGTTCCATTTTCGTATAAACTTTTTTCTACCGATGTTCCGGTCCAAACTACCCTATGTGTTATGTGTATTGTTTGATTGAAAGAACCGGTTTTAGATATATACCCATTATTACCAGTGAGTGTATCATATACTTGAAATACTCCTGAACCAGCTACACCACTAGTGCCGAATCTGTAATAATAACCTGGAAGACCTGTACCATAAAATGTGGATGCTCTTTTAGCTATTATTGTTGAGTAAGGTTGTGTGCCCGATGTTATATTTAGTACATACTCTAATGTAAAACTACTATTACCAAAATTGCCGCCAGTTGTATTTACGCATTGTGCATATTGACTAGTTCCATCAAAACCAATTCCGTTACCTGTGAATGTTGGACTATTATATAATATGAAATCGTTTTTATATCCTGTCAAATCTTTCCAAGTCGTTCCACTACCACCATAACTTATTGGATTCATAGCATCTAAATATAATACCAGATTGGTTGCAACAATATTTCCACCACCTTGTGCTGTACTTCTCATATTCCAAATCTGCTTTTGCTATTATTATAGTTATATGCTATTTCATCACCACTAAGCGCTTTATTATACATAAATACCGATGCTATATCCATTTTACTTGGGAATTGAAAATCGTTCCTATTACCAATAAATAAATTTTGGTTTGGCCAACCGATAACCCAACCACCTCCAAAATAAATAGACCATTTTAAACTAGAGCCCCAATACCAACTAAGCGTTCCTCCATTTTTAACTATTGTTGTAAATTCCCATCTACCAACTAATGTCGAATTGAATCCACCATTATATATACTTGCATTAATGGCAGTTGAATCTGCGGAACTGATACCTGAATCAATTCTGGCATATGGAGTTGTAGTACTTACACTTTGATACGCCATTAAAAAATTTTTATTAACTCCAAGAGCTAGTTCCGACCAAAAAAGACCAGAGAAACTTTGACTTTCATCTCTATAATAATGCCAAATTTGCCATGTAAAATTTGTAGGATATGTGTATGTATTTCCTATTAAAGATATACCATTTGAAAAAGTATTATTATTAATAATAAGTCTTTTATTTGGTGTATCTAAATATTCTATTCCTGTTCCTGCCAATGTTCCGTTATTATTATAACGTGTCAAATCATACCAAATATTTCCAGTACCTGAATAACTCTTATTAAATAGTGTATTCAAATGAACTACTAATCCATCTTGAATTATAATAAATTTAGGGCCTACTTGTCCTGACATATTTTAAATTGTATTTATTGTTACTGAATTTGATTGTGCAGGATTTGTTATATATTCTATATCGCCATCAGGTTGACCAGCATTACAAGTTGTTAATGCGGATGGTATTGTTAAGTTTATTGAAATGAAATTATTACCTTCAAATACATTATTATATCCGGTTGTTTGGCCTAAATTTATACAACTAGATAAATCAATATTCAAATCATAATAGTAATTACTATATGGGTCTTTTGCAAAACAATAATTTCCAACGGTTAAAATATTTGGAAATATAAGTTCTTTTAATTCGGAACAATTATAAAAACAATAATCTCCTGCAGTAATTAGTTCTTGCATAGAGAATGTTGCACCAGTGGTGCCAATATAAAAATTATTAAAAAAACAATAATCTCCTGCGGTTGTTAATAATGGTGTAATTATACTTTCTAAAAAGTAACAATTACCAAAACTTGCCGTTCCTGCGGTTATTAATTTTGGTAAATATGCGTAGAATATATTGTAGCACAAATAAAAGCTATAATTACCTATTGTACTTACGTTTGGTAATGATATTTTATTGATTTCTTCATTACCATAAAATGCATTATCTGCGACATGTAATATACAATCTCCAGTATCATTTATGTATATTAATCTTGTACTATTTGAACCAAATAAATTATTCCTAAGTGTTATTGTAGAAGCTCCATATAAATAAATTTTTGCACTAGACGGGCCCAATGGGTTACCATATGGTCCTGTCACATTTAAACTTACTATAACTGATGTAAACGTACTACCATTTTCAGTATTATTGGGTAAATCAAAATAATCATTCCATGCATTTACATTTACATAATCTTTAACTGGTGATTGCAATATATTAGTAAATGTAAGTTCTACTCCACCCGTCGGGATGCTACTTGGTATTCTTGCTGGTCCAAATCTAAATGCCATATTATATACTTCTTACTATTGTTTTTAATACCCAATTATTTGTAGATGCCGATCCTGTTAATGCCATATAGCTTCCCGTAATTATTACTCCTAAATTAAATCCTGCTGTGTTTCCAAAATCAGGAGTTGCTATTTCAGCCAAATTCACACTACCACTTAAATGCCTTGCTATAACTTGGCCACTCCTTGCATTTGAACCAGATGATACTGTATAATCAAAAAATGCCCCGTCATATGATGCCGTTGGTAATTGATATATTATTTGTCCAGAACCAGTTGTTATTAGTTTTCTTACAGATGTATATAAAGCAGGTGCTTCAAAATTTCCTATAAGTGTAGTTGCATCTGAAAATGATTCAATTACCGGAAGGCCGGAAATATCATTTACGGAAAATAGAGAACCGGAAAGATTATCCGTTACTGAAAATAATTCTCCTTGAGACCCATATACAACAAATATAGGATTTGTAGAGCCAGATCCATATACCGATAATACACGGTTATCATCCTTTGACATTACAGTGCTACCATATACAGTTGCTGATCCAGTTATCATAGTAGACCCGGTTACCGTTAGTCCACTTGAGTAATTACCACTACCACTTACATCCAATTTATAGGCCGGTGCGGTTCTGCCTATACCAACACGGCCTTCAAAATAGTTTATATCATTTGAACCTGATTGATAAAATCCGTATGATTGGGTTGCATAACTACGATACAATGGTGCGGAATAAAATCCGTAAATATTGTTTATCTTAGATGTTGAAAATGATTCCGTTTCAACAGTTGAATAATAATTAATAAACCTATCAACCGATGTACTTACAAATGATTTTAAACCGCCAGCTGAGTACGAATTTAATTTTTCAATCGTACTACCCGAACCAGCTTGTATATCAACGTGCGTACCAAATACGGAATATTGTCCATTATATTGTCTTGGTAATGTTCCTGCATCAAATTCTGGCCAGTAATCTATTTTACCTAATATTGAATAGTTTGTACTATTTAAAGTATATCCACTATTATAAATGGTATTTGGACTCGTTCCCGATCCCGATACTCCTATTCCTAAAGAAGCTCCAAGTGATATTTTTCTAGCATCCCAAGTAGATGGTGCTATATTATAAGTTTGTCCTGGTGCTAGTTCTAAATTTCTAGCATAACTAACTATCTCATACCTATATGGTGCAAAATTTGTAAAACTACTACTTCCATAGATTGATCGTGCACTTCTTGCCATATATCCTTCCGGATGTACAGTTGGACTTTCTATATAATCAATTATATCAAGTTTAGATCCAGTACTACTAGTATATGTTGGAAATGGTAAAGTTCCTAATTTAAGTTGATTTGATATTATTGCACTTCCACTTACTTCAAAAGTTCTAGTTGGTGTAGTTGTGTTTATACCTATATTACTTCCGGTTTGATATATTGAGCTTGTCGTAAGAGTTGTTGCACTACTCCATAGAGGTAAGTAATTTTCTTCCCCACCAATCACCGATGCACCACCTCCTATTGCATTTGAAGATGTGTAGTATAATTGTCCACTTGCAGAATCAAATAATACAACATTATTAATATCCGATGAACTAGCTAAATCCGGTAAATAAATTGATTTTGATAATATAATTGATTCCGAATTGAATAGAGCAAGATTACTTCTAGTCAAATCATTATTACCATTACCAATTATAAATAATGAGCTTGTATTTATAATATTATATTTTCCAGATACATGCTGTCCTTCTCCGATAGCTATTGTTCCAATTCCTTCTGTATGGCTTCCATTGCCTTTTGCATATGTTTGCATTCCCTCTGCATGTGAATAATCGTAGTACCGTATTAGCGAGTCGGCCAATGGTGATGTTCCATATAATCCTACTATGGCATTTATTACAATATTGGCCAAATCTCCAAACTCATCATATAATCCAATTCTTGTATTACCTCCCGTAAAAGATACATCGACTACTGTATAAACTGATGCACTGTAATCGGGATATGGTATATCTATATACCTACTCACTATGATATTATCGGATATGTTTATAGCTGCCGATATATCTCCGTATATACTATCTAATAGAATATAACTAATTGTATCTACTCTAGTATCAGATACGCATGCGTAACCTAACCAACCTGCCTCACTTCCACTTCCTTCTGCGTGGGCTCCAAATCCTATTGCCAATGTATGTAAACCTTCTGCATGGGAACTATTTCCAATCGTTCGTGTATATGCACCTTCCGCATGTGAGGCAAAACCGTTAAAATCTGTTATAGTGTATTGGCCTTCGGCATGTGAATAATTACTCCTTGCAATATTATTCAAACCCTCAGTATGAGATGCGAAACCCACTGCATCACCTAAATATCCTTCTGCGTGGGAGGCGCCTCCAGATGTAGTAGTCCCAGATCCTTCCGCATGTGAATAATCTCCAGTTGCATACGTACTAATTCCTTCCGAATGAGCTCCATATCCTGCTTTTGTACCCTGCCCCTCCGAATGAGCTCCATATCCAAATGCTACCGTACCAACTCCTTCTGCATGTGAATTTTCTCCAGATGCTGCTGTATTAATACCTTCTGCGTGTGCACCTGTTCCAATAATATCCAGTCTTATAATATAGGGTGCATTTGTAATTATTGGAATCTGATAATTACCCGCGAACACGGAAGTACCATCTGGCCAATCCCACCCATTAGTGTATGTTTCCGAAATCCATACAATTAATTTTGACCCGTTCCATTCAGATTGTGATACTGGAAAATTATCTCCGCCATATCCATAACCCAAATCATCTAATGTTATAAATGAATTATAAAAAAACCCAGATTGATCTCCATTTCCATTTGTATCTATCTCAATATACTTATCTATTCCTGTAGTTTGAAAGTTATAAGTGGATCCCGAAAAAGCCATACAACCAACAAATGTATTTGTTCCTTCTGCGTGTGAATATTGACCGGATGCATTTGTACCAGCTCCTTGTTGTAAACTATGACTTTCGTAAATATACGCAAAACTACTATCTCCACCAAAACTACCCGTTTGATTATATTGTATGTATGTATCGGAGGGTGCTGGTATTCCACTTCCCCCACCACTACCGCTTATTGCAGATGATGCCGTATAAAATAATTGCCCACTTCCACTATCATACATTACGATATATGCCGATGAACTTTGTGGTAAGTTTGGAAATGCTACCGTACCTGATACGTGTAGATTGTAAGTTGGAATGGGTACGTTTATACCTATATTGCCTCCGGCGGATCCCGAATAAGGTCTTCCTGTAGTTGTTGAGTATGAACCTGTGGCAAAAAGTATTCCACCTAAATTTATTGAATCCTTACGTCTATCATCTAATGTAATATTTGTACCAATGATTATATTATTACTACCAATACCAACTACACCGCTACCGGTTCTATATCCGGTTTGATAACCTATAAGTGTTGAATAAGATGCACTTGTTGCGCCTTTCCCTGTATTATATCCTAAAAAGTTTGAATTTGATGCAACTACTGCATTACTACCAGCATTATATCCTAAAAAGTTTGAAAAGGCTGCACGGGTTGATGTACCTGCGTTATATCCAATAAATGTAGAGCCGGTTATATACGATACAGATTGTCCAACATTTTCTCCTATAAAAACTACATTTACTGAACTGGTTATTTGATACCCTGCAAATTTTCCTAAAAAAATAGAATTATTAACAATACCATCTGCAGCTGCCGATGTTCCAATTATTATATTTTCAGTTGTTGGTACATTATATGTTGTACTACCTATTCTATTTGAATTAAATGAATATATTGTACTACCCGTAACACTAAATGGGTATGAAGATGATATTGCGCCGGCACCACCAATAATACCAACCGCCCAAGATGCAGTTTGTGAATATGATGCGCTTAAAATTGAATCAAATCCATTCGGGCCGTAAACATTTGAACTTGTTATATATGATGCTACATCTGCCGTTCTTGATTGGCTTGAGAATGATGCAGTCAATGCATATGATGATGATATTGCTGTAGATGCACTTATTGCTTTTGATGCACTTTCTGCCCAACTTGCCGTTCCAAATAAAGATCCAGTTAATGAGCCCGAAACCATAAGTGTCGTTCCATTAAAAGTTATATTTGGTACACTGCCAAATGTATTACTATTATTATATAATATTTGACCAGAAGTAGTTCCTGCTAATAAACTCCCAACTAATATAGAACCAGTATCAATGGTTAAATCATATGTCGTTCCATCTCCGGCTAAAAATTGTATTACATTAGAATTTATTGATGCCGAATATAAAGCATTTGGTACAAAAGATGCCGTTGCTGCGTAGCTAGATGATGTTGCATTTGATGCACTTGCAACATACATTGAACTTGTTTGTGAATTTGTAACAAAACTTGATGTTTGTGTGGATAAAACATACCCATTCAACATTGATTGTGTTGCGGATGATTGTAAATATCCGGGAACGTATGATGCGGTTAATGCAAGTGAAGATGTTAATATGGAATTAAATCCATTTGGACCATATACATTTGATGATAAAATATATGATGCTGTAGCTGCATGCGATGCTGAAACGCTTGTAGTTGATGATATTATATAAGATGCTGTAGCTGCATATTGTGAGTATGAGCTTGATAATGCATACGAACTACTTATATTTAGGTTATTAGCATAAATGTTACCATTTAGGATAATATCTCCTGTTACAGTTTGATTTAAGGGAAGTAGTGTAAGTATTGCGGAGCCACTACCAATTTGAACGGCGTTTATTCCTTTATTTAGGTAAAACTCACCATCATTCAAACTACCTACGCCTACAACTCCACGTTTAATTTGTAATACACCTGACATTAAATTTGCGATTTACTATAAATATCTTTAAAAGTAAATTACAAAATATATCAGTTAGGTAATAATTCTTTTTTTATTACCATTCATATCTTTAAATATTTCTTGGTAATTTTTTTTATGTTTATTATATGTGGAATATCCTTCTTTTCTTTTTAGAGTTTTAATACCAAGCGCATCACGGCCCATAGGATGATCATCTTTACCATATCTTACGGGGTCTTTTGGTCTACCAACTTTTCCATCTTCCTCTAATTCAGTTTTTATTCTTTGAATTTCTTCTTCTACGTTTGTTGGTTCTTCTTGTCCGGTTTCTTTAGCAGGGTCTACACCTTGTGTTTCTATTGAAGTTAATCGGAATGCCTGTTTTGTATCTTCAAGTATAGCAAGAGTTTGCTCATCTTGTTCATCTTTTGCCATCTTCATAATAGCCTCATACATCCATTCTTTAGAGAACATTTTTGTTTGTTGCATTTGTTGAATTAACTGAACTTTTGATGCGTACAACTCAACTTGCTCTTGCTCATATATTTTTGAAGGAAGAGTTAATTCTAATGTAAAGCCTGTAACTCTTTCATCGGTTATACCCTGAGCGTATAAGTGTACTATTGCTATCTTAGTTAATTCGGAAACCATTACACGTTGTATTCTTTCAATAGTTTTTGCAAAACGAACATCTATTGCTGCAAGACTTGCTTTTCCATCTCCCTCATCACCATATCCCATATATGCTTTTGGAATTTTAAGAGATGCCATTAATTTATTTTTAAGATAATCCAATTCAGGAACCATATCCATTTCTAATCCTTTAAGAGTATCTATATTTGTTCCGGTATCACTACCACGAACAGGCATATAATAATCTTCAATCATATTTTGAATATTGAATTTAAGATTATATTCTCCGGTTCTTTCATCAACAAATGGAGTCTTTTTTGAATTATTTATAATCTTCTGCATGTAGTTATCCACTTCGTTTGGTGGAATATTACCAACATCAATTTTGAAAATACGTTTTTCAGGTGCTCTCATTATTTTATGAATCATCATAGCATCTTCCATCAACATTATTTGCTTCCAAACACGACGTCCACCTTCAATCATTGATTTACCATAAGGAAGAAAGTTTGAATCTGAATTTAAACGAAAGTGTGCTATCTCATAATTTTCAAATTCTTTTTTAGTAGTTTGCCCATACGCACCCAATGGATTTTGGTATGGAGCATATACAAATTTAACTCTTTGTGGATTTTTTGGGTCAAAGTTTTCTACGCGCGTTATTTCGTATGGGCTATATGGAAATACATTTACAACTCCTACACCTTCTGCTATTTCTAATTGTAAAAAATGGTCACCATATTTAACAAGGTTTCTTGCCCATGGCCAGAGATTAAATTCTACATTAAGAATATCGTAAAAAAGATTTTCAAGTACTTGTTTTATATTATCATCGTCATGATGTATTTTTAAAACATTACCCATTTCATTTCTTGATGTACATTCATCTGCAAATATATCCAAAGCAGAAGATAAAATTGGGTCTTGGTCCATTGAATCGTAATCTCTAAAAAGGTCAATACGAACTTGCTGATATGCTAACGATGAGTCTACTTGTCCAGTCGCGTAGTTTGTTACCTTTAACTTCATAAACCTGTCAACCAGGTTTGTTGTCATATTTTGATACTCATCGGTATCTATGACTTTTGTACCAGTTGCAGTTTTACGAACTATTGTATTTGTAGAAAATAGTTTTTGTAACCTACTAAATATTGATTTATCTGCCATTATATTATTTTATTAAATTCAAATGTAACTAATTTTTTTGATATTACCAAGTTCTACATGCCCAATATCTTGCTTTCCAACGCGGACCTGGACTATCACAATTCATTCTTGCTCTAAAATTTTTACGTCTTTCAGGATTATTTTTCTTAATAACCATTCGTTTTCCACCTGCCGAACTACCGCCGAATCCAAAATTTACTTTGACAACATTTCCTTTATCGTTCTTAACATATACTTTAAATTTCTTAACATCGCCTTGCATTATTTTACCAAGTTTTACAGTACGTCCTTGATACTCTGCTTCCAATAGGCATGGGCAAGTTGCTTCTGAAAGTAATTGATTATACTCTCTCATAAACTTTATAAAATCTTTTTGCTCTTCTAAGCTCTCGACATCATATTCAATAATATCTTCATTACAATCACAAGTTCCTTCTTTTATTTCTTCCTCTGTACAACCACAATCGGATTCATTCATTTCTCTATATCCCATAGATGTACTTTGGTAGCGTGGTGCATCTTTCTCCCAACAATTTCCATTTTCATCACATTCCATTTCATCGGAGTTATCCCAACATTCATTTACAGGTACACAATTTGGCACCATTTTACCATCTTTCATTTTTCCGCCGACTGATTTATACCCATCCCAACAATCTTCATTTACTACTGATTCACTACAGCTTCTCCAACCACCACCTTTCTCTTTATAATTTTTAGCTGCCCATCCGTTTGCATAAGCCGATGGATATACATCAAATTTAGATTTGGCTGCTGCTTTGGATGCTGCCCACTTTTCTTTATCGGTTGGACAATTTTTTTCTAAAAATAAATTTAGCCTTTCTTCAATGTTCATAGTTTCATTTTTTTTCTTTCCTTGACAATGTGCTTTTTGAGAGAAACCTTTTGGATTATTACAATCTATACTATTTTTATATTTTTGACTCCAATCTTCATTTTTTGTTTTAGTAGAAACATATATTGGAGTTTTTCCTTGTCCACTACTACTTTTTCCGCCCCTATCTGCTGCGTTTTGTGCTGCACGTTTTCTTCTAGTAGCACTTTCTTTTTCTTTTTTACTCATTCCGGCTGCTTTTGCAGCAGGAACACATTTTGCATAACCACTTTTTTCACCAGAAGTGCCGCATGGCGGGTGCTTTCCATCTACTTTCTTTCCTATATTCACCCATTTTTCTTTAAACCATTTGTTTAAATCTTCATGCATTGTTGTAGTTTTCAATATATAAATATCAACTAGCTTTTTTTTTATTTATCCAAGCAACCAAGTTAGGTTTTCGTTATACCCTTTACCTGTGTTCATTTCGTATGGATTTTGCTTTAATGAGTTTTGAGTATATACGGCATCATGCTTTGATATATGCGATGAATTTAGCATATTCTTTGTCAAATCAATACCCTCTTGTTTCAAACGAAGTGCAGTATTTCTCACCCAAAGTCCTATTGCCAATGCCATAGTAAGGTCATCATTATATCCTTTCATAGCTTCAGCTCTACCACCATTCCAAATAAATGTAAATAGTTCATCTACAAGTCTTACTGAACGGATTAGAATATCTTTATTTTGGATATACGAATCAAGAGATGAAATGATAAGTGGCCTTGTCTTTGCTGTTGTTGAAAATCCTGCTACCATTTGTCTTTCATCTCTATAAAATTTATTTGTCATTTGGCGTTCGACATCAATATATTTAAGGTCATTACTCATATAAAATAAGTTACCATAACCTCTATCTATTATTTGTTGAATAGTTGCCCAACCTACATTTGAGTTCTCTACAACAAGTAGGGCATTATTATATTCAGTTGCCAATGCTGTTAAGAAGTTTCCAAAATCTTTTGTTTCAATTTTACCCCTATACTCAGCTACTTGCGAACTATCCATAATATCAATTACCTGCGCAGTTGAGTAATCCGAACCATCACCACGTGCAACGTCCGCTACAACCATATATTGACGGCTATAGTTTGGATGCTCCCACACCCATAGGTTTCCATCAAATCCACGCTTTTCAATCGGGTCAACTACATATGTATCTTTATACCATAATAATAATTGCGGGTCTATTACAGTATCACCGGAACTTACAAAGTCGCAATCACATTCTTGTGCTGCTCCTTTAATTCCTAAAATACGTGTTTGCTCATCTCTCCAATCCTGATTTCTTTCTGGGTGAACTGTCCAATGCAATTTTATATTGTGGAAACCATTTGCTCCACTTTCGCCATCAACCCACATTTTATGAAACCAATTACCCACACCGTTTGGAGTAGATAATACAATTGCCGCACCACCAGTAGATAATGTTGATTGTGCTGATAACCAAATTTCATCAATATCACGAATAAAGGCCGCTTCATCCACAACCAATAGTGATAGTGCTTCAGAACGTCCGGCATCAGGTGAAGATGCGATTGCTTTACATTGAGAACCATTCTTTAATTTAAGTGATAGTTTGTTATCTTCAACTGAACTATTACCGCCATCTCGTAGCCATATTGGAAGAAGGTCATGCATAACTCTTACTTTCTCAACCAAGTTCTTTGCCACCGTTACTTTTGTTGCGATAACAAGTGCGTTAAAGTCCTGATTGAATAACATCTTCCAAAGAATATATCCAGCTGAAAGTGTTGAAAGACCAAGTTGACGTGATTTAAGGATAATGTTAAAACGATTATCTTTAAAATCAGTTAGACATTGTTCTTGGAATGGGTATAAATGGAATGGAATTTTACCACGTGTCGGGTGTTGAATAACACAGTATTTTTTCATAAAGTAAATTGGGTCTTGACCACATTTACGATATTCATCTGCTATAATTTCTTTTAGTGTCTTTTTTGGTTGTCCTTGTACTGCCATAATATTATTTTAGTATATATGCGACTACACCTAAACATAATAATAATCCGCCAGTTCCCCAACGTAAAAATTTAGTTTTAACCTTTTCGGTTTTTAAGTCTATCTCTAATTTATTTGTGTAGCCTTGTAATGTGTTAAATTTATTTCTTTCGTAACCAACAATAGTATCGTAATTTTCTATCTTTTGTTTATAACTACCTATTATAGAGTCTTGGATATATGTTTTACGTATAGTTGAATCTAATTGCTTCTCAGTTAATTTAAGTAATGCTTTTGCAGAATCTCCACTTAAAAGGTCTTTAGTAATTAATCTTACAACTGGTATAGGAAAACATTTAATCTTTGGAATAGTATCTTTTTGAGAAAAAGCTGTCAAGCTGATTACCATTGTAATTATCAACATTAGTAATTGTTTCATGGTATATTTCTTTTATTGTTGTTTTTTCGTTTTTGATTTTATCAATACTCTTATCAAGTTCATAAATTTGGTTTGTATAAACTGATATTGAACTATCTAATTTTTTATTTTGTTCGGTTAATGAATCTATATTATGATTTAATGAATCAATTTTTTTATAGACTTGCTCACTCATATCGGAAGCAGGTGTTAATTGGAAAACCATCCAATATGCTATAAATAAAATTAATGATATAATTAATATTTCTTTTATAATTTTCATTATTTTATCAATTCTGGGTGATTTAACTCAATAAATTTATCTTCCAATAATTTTATTCGTTGTAATAACAATTCAATTGCCGTTGTTGCTCCCTCTATATCTGCTTCTATATCTTTTTTTACTTGATTAATATCAATATCCCATTTCCATTCACTAATAGTACCATCTTCGTTTACCATTTGTAATTGAGTTGATATTCCTTTTAGTGCTTCTTCATATTGGTCTTTTAATTCTCTAACTACTCCTAATTTATTTTTTGATATTTTATAATCTTCATAATAAGGCCAAGTTCCATCGGCTCGCAATCCATCTTCGTATTTTATTAGACAATTAAAGCACATTCCCGTTTTTGCTATTGCCTTTTTATCTGTCT